TAAAACTAAATAAAAACCTAGCACTAAGGCTGGGTTGATAATGGTGGAGCTGATAGGGATCGAACCTACGACCTACTGGTTGCAAACCAGTCGCTCTCCCAACTGAGCTACAGCCCCATGTCTCTTTATATTTATACTTATTAAATTGTTTCTCTTTTGTATTTCCGTTTTAAGGCATTTTGCAGCCCGGCAGTCCAATCGCCTTTTCTTTATATCTGGTGCCGGTAACAGGATTCGAACTTGTGACCTACTGATTACAAATCAGTTGCTCTACCAACTGAGCTATACCGGCATATTCTTTCTACTTTTTATTTATCTATATACATCTGTGATTGAATAATCAACACTTACGAATACTTTTTCGTTAATTGAATATTTTGTTTCACTTGTAAATGTATACACTTCTTTCCTTGTGTTTTGTCTACTTCCCATACTAGGCATTTTAACTGTTACTTTGTATGTTGTAGGCCCAGGTTTTGTAGTTATTCTATTTCTAAGTTCACATTGTTCTACTTGTTTGTATCCAACGATAGTTTGTTGTCCGCCTTTTTTATTGGCAAAGTCTGCCCCTAAAATTGCACCTAGTATAGTTGCAGCATCTTGTCCTTTACCACCGCCTACTTGGTTACCTAGTATACCACCAATAATTGCACCACCTAATACTTCACCTGTTTGTGCTTTACCAGTATTTCCATAAATTGGAACATCTACTATTTTACATGTTCTAATGGGTGTAGTTACTTGTACTTCTGAATATTGTGGTACAACTTTTATTACAACTGCATCTAGTTGTACTGTACCAGCAATTGCCGAGTTGGCTAATAGTATCGCTGTTGCTATAATAAAATATTTAATCTTGTTCATAATAATCTCCTGGTTATTGTAGTTCGGGGAACATTTGTTTAACGTAATTCTTAACAATCACTTCAGTGTCATTGTCTATTCCGTTAACTCGTACTCGTGGATTCTCTGTGCCAAATGTTTTAATTTCTTCTTTAGCAAGATGTAAAAGTTGTCGTTTATTCATTGTCTGTAAACTTTTTAAATCTATAGATTCGCCGACTAATGCGCTAAGAATATAGTCGCCAACATCTTCGTCACTAAGCGGAACTTCAATTTTAGCATTGATTCGCTTAACTCCATCTTTATATATTTGTGCTCTCATGTTTATACCGATTTTCTTTTATAGTCCAATTATATATAATATAACAGTAAGATATGGTTTTGTCAACCGAAATGTCTTGTTTTTTTAGATTTTTTTACGACCAGGACTGATCTACGGCAGATCTTACCCAAATTGCAGTAGATCCATCATAATCTGCATTTGCTATGTATATATGCGACGAGTCAGATGCAATATCACCTTTTTTGTCGCCTGGCGTTCCTATGGTTGAATTAGGAACTGTTTTTCTAACCATTGGGTTAGGATTAGTTAAATTTGTTGTTGTAATTGGTGAACTATTGCTTACGATTCCACTTTCTGCTAATCCAGTTATTCCGGGATCAGTTGATGCAGATGGTGGTGCGCCTGCGCTTTTTTCCACTACATTGTTAGGTGATGCTGTGTATGATTCAATTACTCCACAATAGTCATAATTTGGTGTTCTTTCAACTGTGTTTACTGTAGGTAAATCTTCTGATGCAAGTTGTCCAAGCATTTTTGGTTCCAATAGATATTCAAATATGTTCTTATTTTCAGGACCAACCTTATAGCCACTTAGGCTTGAATAAGCTGATTTTAATCCACCTGCTACTTGTTGTGCATGTGATAATGTAAGTGTACTTGTGTCAATTGCTGTTCCAACACCTGTGTGCGTTGACGATTCTGTTCCTGTTGTAAAAGAACTACCACCATTTGATTCTGTGCCACTAAAATTGTTTTCAAACTCTACTAGATTTTGCATGTCAGATGCAAACGCTTTTAATTCATTAGTTAATGAGTCAATTGTATTTGCAGGTGCATTAGCAATACTTCCAAATTCATCAATGATATCACCGAGTGACTTGAGTACTCCACCTTGGAATATTCCTGCATTAAATCCGCCGCCACTTGTACATCCTCCAACATCACTATCAAACATTGTACCTAGTTTATCAAGTAAATCTTTACCTGCGCCTAAATAGGACCCAAATAAATCTTCTAATACATTTGGAATTGGCTTTGGATTAATTGGTGTTCCACAAAAGTTAATCATATTAGCAATTGCGGCAAATTCTGCAATTGCGGCATTAAGTCTACCTAACACATTATCAATGTTTGTGTGTGCAATAAATTCATCTAATGCACCTTCGGCTTCTTGTAATGCTTTATATAGCTCTGGTGGAATTCCAGGAATTCCTAATAATCTGCCAATATTAATTTTCAAACATAATTGTAAATTAGGAAGTAAAATTCCATTACCAGCAAGTAAACTACAAATAATTTCTCTTAAACTAAAACTAGTTGTTCTCGCTTCTACTTCGCCTGTGCCAACATCTATAGTAGTACTTGTAACTAAGTCTACATCAGTATTTTTTAAGTAGTTTGCTGCTGATTGAAAATCTGCCATTACTCGCCGCCTATAGCTGTATTACCGCTACCGCTTGTTGCTTTTGGATTACAATGATTGCCGCCTGGTATTGGACATTTGCTATCTCTCTTTGCACTATTACCTACAATAACTACAAGTTTATTATTCACATATACATTTGGATTTGCTGCTTCTAGTTCACCACCGCCGTGACTGTTTGGATCTACGTCAACACTACATAATTTGTTATTGACATAGACTGTGGTTTGGCCTGCAACTTCAGTTGAGGCTCCACATGCACGACTATCTGTATTTCTGTGAACTGCTGCCATATTATGCTTTTGCTAACTGTATACCTGTTGTTTGTTGAATATATGTTGAGCTGGCGTCTTTCGCAGACTTAACTACACATATAATACTATTTATATTCAAACGCACTTTAGCATCTGGGCTAACTGTGAACATAAATGGTGATAAGCCTACGCCTTGTTCTGCTGCTACTAAAATAAGTGGTTTGTTTAGTGAAATGTGTGTTGCTGTTTCTTCTTCAAGTTTCGCAATCATTTCTTCGCCACTGCTTAGTTTGATACTTACTATATCCCCTACTTTGTAAGGTGCTTCAATAATCATAATGTAAATCCTGTTCCGTTAAAATTAGTTGTTTCAATGTATGTTGTCAATTGATCATACCCGCCGATGTTTGTTCCATTAATAAACACTTGTGGAAAGGTTCGAGCCGTTGGGGCAACTTCCATTAAATCTTCTCTTGTAAAATCTTTATCAAGCATTTTTGCTTCAAACTCGATATTCATTCTTTCAAGTAATGCCTTAGCCTTATCGCAATAAGGACAATGTGGCTTACTGTATACTACTACATTTGTCATAAACTAAATCCTTTAAATGTATCCTCGGATACGTCTTGTTTAACACCACCAACAACATAACTACTAATTTCAGTTTCTTGCGGAGCAACTTGTACTTCTGCGCCTGAAATCCATTTTTGTGTCCATGGTAGTGGGTTTGCTTGTGATACAGTGTATGGTGACTTTAGTCCAACTGCGGTCATACGCTTTGATGCGATCCATTCAATATAATCACTTAGTAGCTGTGTGTTTAGTCCAATCATTGATCCATCTTTGAACAAGTATTCAGCCCATGCCTTTTCTTGATCTACTGCATCAACAAACATTTGGATACAATCAGCTTCTGTTTCTTTTGCAATCTTAATATAATCTGGGTCATCTTTTGGTAGAACCTTTAATAAAGATTGTGTAAATGCTAAGTGCAAGTTTTCATCACGTGCAATTAGTTTAATAATCTTAGCATTGCCTTCCATCTTTTTAAGTTCTGCAAATGCCCAAGAGCATGCGAAACTTACATAAAAACGAACGCCTTCTAAGATGTTAACACTCATTAGTGTTTTGTATAGTAGCTTCTTCATTTCATACAAGTCTACTTCAACTGTTTTACCATTTACTTTGTGCTTACCAACACCTAGCAAATTATAATAAGAAGATAAATCAATAAGCTGATCGTAGCATTCTGAAATGTCTCCAGCACAATCCATGATTTCTTCAATGTCCATCATTCCATCAAATACAATGCTTGGATTAGAATAGATATTACGAATAATATGTGTATAACTACGTGAGTGAATTGTTTCACTGAATGTCCAAGTTTGAATCCATGCTTCTAATTCTGGTAAACATGCAAGTGGACCAAATGCTTCACTTGGCGCACGGCCTTGTACACTATCTAAAAGAATTTGTCTTTTAAGATTACTTGTAAAAATATGCTGTTCGTGATCTGTTAATAGTTTAAAGTCATTTGAATCTTTAGTGACATCAACTTCTTCTGGACGCCAAAAGAATCCCAACTGCTTATCAGTTAGTTTATCAAACTGTTTATACTTCATAGTGTCATAGCGTTGAATAGCTACTGCGCCGGCAGAATCTAAAAAAGCTAATGCCTTAGTGTGATCTGTTTTGTTGGCTGAATTAAATACTGAGCTCATTTATATTACCTTTTATATTTTGCAGCTATCACAGTCTTCATCATCGACGAGTCCTGGTGCTAATTGTTCTTCGTTTAGTTTGTTGACATCAAGTTCGCCTTGACCATCGAATGTATTAAAGTAATACAATTGTTTCCCGCCATATTTGTAAAACATCAACAAGTGTTGAATCATTACTGACATTGGTATTTTTTCATCTTCGTAAAACTGTGGATTATAACTTGTATTAACACTGATGCCTTGATCAATGTATTTTTGTAATACTGCCATAATTTTTAAATAACCCTCTGGTGACTTTTGATCCCATAGTAAATCATACTTGTTTTGCAAACGTCTGTATTCTGGTACTACTTGCTTTAATACACCGTGCTTTGATTGTTTAATACTAACAAGACTACGTGGTGGTTCAATTCCATTCGTGCTGTTGCTAATTTGCGCTGATGTTTCTGCAGGCATAAGTGCCATTAGAGTTGAATTACGAATACCTGTTGCTTTAAGTTGTTCACGCAATCCTTTCCAATCTTGGCGTTCTTTATGCTTGACTAATTCATCAAGATCTTTTTTGTATGTTTCGTTAGGTGTAATTCCTTTTCCATACTTTGTTTCTTTGTTGCCACTAATTGTGCCTTTTTCTACGGCTAAATCTGCACTTGCTTTAATAAGATTATAACTCCATGCTTCTGCCCATTCGTCAACTAATTCTAATCCTGTTGCATCAATATCTTGATAGTTTAAATCATTCTTAGCCAGCCAGTATGCGAAGTTAACAATACCAACGCCAAGTGGACGTCTATGCATTGTGCTACGTTCTGCAGCCTTAACAGGATAGTTTTGGTAATCAAGTAATTCATCTAATGCCCTCACTGCCAATCTACAAACACGTTCAAAATCACGTGTGGTTCTAATATTGCCCCAATTAATTGCGGCAAGTGTACATAGGCTAATTTCACCATCTTCGTCCTCAAAGCTGTTCAATGGCTTTGTTGGTAAGTCAATTTCTTGGCATAAATTTGACTGGTGAATAGGTGCTATTTCTTCATCAAATGCACCGTGTGTATTTGCATGGTCTACATTTTGTAAATATACACGCCCTGTATTCTTACGTTCTTCCATAAAGCTACCAATTAGCTCAATTGCTGATACAGACTTTTTACGTATATGTGTGTTGCGTTCTGCTGTTTCGTAAAGACGTTTAAATTCATCTTGGTCATTAAAAAATGCTTCGTATAATCCAGGTACATCTGCTGGTGAGAATAATGTAATGTTTCCACCTGTAAGCAAACGTTCGTACATAAGTTTATTAAACTGTACACTGTAATCTAAGTGACGTACTCTGTTATCTTCTGTACCTTTGTTATTTTTTAATACTAATAAATCTTCTACTTCTAAATGCCATATTGGATAATGCAATGTTGCTGCTCCGCCACGTACACCACCTTGGCTACATGACTTGACTGCACTTTGAAACATTTTGTAAAACGGAATAACTCCTGTATGACTTGCATCGCCATTGCGAATAGGTGAGTTAATAGCACGTATGCTACCTGCACCAATACCAATGCCTGCTTTTTGACTCACATACTTTACAATAGCACTACTAGTAGCATTAATAGAGTCAAGACTATCATCGGTCTCAATAAGTACACAACTGCTGAATTGACGTTGCGGCGTGCGGAGTCCGGCCATAATAGGAGTAGGTAAACTAATATCGAAATTACTAATAGCGTCATAAAAATCCTTTACATATTTTAATCTTGTTTTTTGTGGATAGTTAGCAAACAGTGTTGCTGAAATCATCATGTATGCTATTTGTGGTGTTTCGTATATTGCACCTGTTACTCTATTTTGTACTAGATACTTTCCCCGAAACTGTTCCATGCCTGCAAATGCAATATTTTCATCACGATCATGTCTAATATAGCTATCCATTTGAAAAATTTCTTCTGGACTATAAACGGCGAAAAAATTCTCATCGTAATAACCTAGTTCTACATTACGTTTAGCAATTTCATTAAGACTACATGGCTCAAACTGTCCATATACTTCTTTACGTAAATGATAATTGATAAGTCTACCAGCTACCCATTGATAGTTTGGTGTTTCTTCACTAATAAGATCTGCGGCTGCTTTAATTAAAGTCTCTTGGACTTTTGCTGTTTCAATTCCATTGTAAAACGAAATATGACTTCTAATTTCTACTTCACTTGGACTAACGCCTGTTATTCCTTCACATGCATAAAAAACTACTTTGTGCATTTTTTCTAGATCAAGTTCCTCTTTAGTTTGATCTCTTTTAATTACTATTATATTTGTCATCTGTTATCCGTTTCTTTAATTAGCTGTAAGTTATTTACAATAACACTTGACGTATAAAGTATTACGTTAACTCGCTAACTTGCGTTTTTTCTAGTATAGTAGTGTTAGAATCTAAATCATTCACACTATTTACTTTACCATAATTATAATTTAAAATGTGTGTTTTGTCTACCAAAACTATTAAAGAAATATAACTTTCTTTTGAGTTTTGTACAAGCAAAATCTCACATTCTGCATAACCTTCTAGCTGTAATGTATACGCTATTCCCAAAGCTACGTTATTCTCATCATAGACGCCTTCCCAAATAAAATCCCAAGGTTGGGTCCATGTACTGGCATCATAAATGTCTGTGTGCATACTAGACATCGGTGCCATTTTCCAAAAGTCTACAACGGCTTGTAGTCTTCCCAGATATTCCATATCTGATAAACTTTTACGAAATTGCCTCCACAAATTCAAACGTTGCTTAGGCGAACTCTGCCAAAATTCGTTCATTGTATTACCTTACGAATTTTGTGTAGATGTTTGTGTGTAGTCGAAATTTAATTCAGTTGTAATCGATGTGTTAAAATTTAATTTAAATATTTTACCAGTATTTGTTAGTGAAAATTCAACATCACTTAATTCACTGTCGCCAAAATACTTATCTTCAATATTACTGTTTGTGGTGCCTGACACTAATATAGTTAATGTGCCTTTACGCATTTTGCCTGCTACGTTAAACAATGTATAATTCATAACAATAGTATTTTTAATATCGCTATTAAACTCTATGCCATCTATTTCTTTTACTACATTGCCACTGTTGGTAAATGCTGTTGAATGTAATTTGGTACCAGTTTCGGCAGTAAAAGATGTCACTTCTTTATTATAATGTAATGTAAAAGTGTCGTTAAAAGCAGGTGCTCTTCCAAGTCCATGATTGAATGTAAGTGCATCATCATTAATGTCAACACTTGATCCTGGAATAACTAGTGGGTCAGATGTAGGATTTTGGCCATCATACACAGAAATAGAAAATTCACTTATTCCGTCTAGATCCAATGGTACAACTGATCCTGCACTCTTAACTGTAAACTTAACTGTTGCTGTAGTAGTATCTGTACCAGCATCGTCGCCAGTTCTTTGGTCTGTTAGTTGTCCAAGAAATAATCTTTGCTCGTCTGTTGCAAGCATAAATTCGCCAGGTGCTAATACAGGTAAATTTGTCAATATGTCTTTTTTGATTATAATCTGTGATACTTTAGTTGTTGCCATCTGCTATTCCTCGTTTTCTATATACTGTATTTATGAAGACATGCCATAAAACTTCTCTAATCTCTTGGCCCATTGTGTAGCCCAATAAGAAAAGTCTTCTTCGGTAGATTCAAACAGTTGCCACTGGCAATCACCACTACACATAAAGATGGCAATGTTTTCAATCTTTGTTTCAAACATCTCATTATGTGCTAATGCATATGCGGCTCCTTGTAAAAAGTAGTCGTCAATCCATTCACGTTTTTTAGGTTTGTTAGTTTGCTTAAAATCCATAATAGTTGGCTTGTCTTTATACATGCCCACTAAATCTGTTGTACCTGCATATAAATTAGCGGCACATAAATTTACTTCTGTGCCCCATATTTCATTTACATCATTTTCAATATTGTCAATAACAACTTGTGCCATATCCTTGGCTTGTCTGTGTACAATATTATTTCCAGGGTTATATGTTTCGTATTCACCTAATGCCCAATGTTCTAATATATTGTGCATAACTGTTCCACGATTAGCGGCAGTTGTAGTAATACGTTGTGCTTCTTCTGTTCCAACACGTTTACGCCAGTTAGCTAATGCTTGTCGCTTTTCTGCTGGTTGTGTAGCACTTAGGATTGTTGTTACACTTGGAACTGGATCGCCGTATGGATTCTCATATAGACGCTTTCCATCTACACTCTGACGCTTTAGTTCTTTGTAATCGTATTTTTTGGTAATGTTTATCATAGTATTAGTATACTACTAATTTACTAAAAAGTCAAGTGGTTAGTGCTGATTTAACTTTGTGATTTGCAAGAATATATTCGTCTAATAATCTCTTATTTCCATGTGGATTAAGATGTTGATCTATCTTGCTTATTGTTATTCCGAGTTGATAATATGGAGTTTGCCAATTGCCTTTAGTGAAATGAGTTTCTACATCTACATCCCACGTAGTTGAAGAACGAGTTGGTAGATCTGTTCCGTTCTCATTAGTAACTTGATGACTAAACCGTGTCCAATCAAGTAAAAATATATGCTCAAAATTATATAATTTTTCTACGTTTGAATACCATTTTAATTCCCAATCTGTACGCCATTGATTATTACAGTACTGTACTCTCCAAAAATTCTTATTTTTCTCAAAGTACTTTGCAACGTCATCAAATTCTGTATCTTCTAGACGATCGTTGGGACCATAAGCCCTGTTTGGTCCACTATTGGTGCTACCCCACATAAAAGAAAAATCACATAGCCACTCTGTCCAATTGTTTCCGATGCTGTGGGTTTTTATGAATTTAAAATCATGTCCTGTTACATCAAATTCAAGTTGCCAGCGACCTAAATATGTTCTGTTTAAGAATATAATATCTGCGCCCCACATTTTAGCATCTAATAGAGCCAGCTGAAATCCTTGTATTCCTTGGCCGCCTCTGGAATAATTTCTATATTCGTGTTGTGGGAATTTTTGAGACAACTGAAATGTCCAGTTGTTCTTGCCTTGTGTTTCTTGTTCGAGTCCAGCAAAATGACTGCACCCAATGAAGGCTATCTTCTTAGATGCAGTCGTCATGTTTATGTAATTCTATAATATCTTGGATCGTCTCTATCGCTATCGTCTGGTGGAGAATATTCGTGGTCTGCAACTAATGGATGGTCGCGCATTTGCAAATATCCATCCGGTCCTGTCCATTCTTCTACTGGATATCCTGCGCCAACCATTAGTCCTGCATGATTAAAATCATCTCTGCCTGACCATTCTTTAATTAGTGCTGTAATTGGTCCAGGTTCAAAACATACACAATTACCTGTGTGTAGTCCTTGTCTGTTAGCTTCTAATACTAACATTCCCATTCCAGTACCCATTGCAAATCTACTGTTTTGTTCTTCTTCGTTATCTATATCAATTTGGGTTGGATCCCAAAAATCTTCTTCTGGATAATCTGGTGTTGGATCACAAGCGGCAAATACAAATAGCACCGGTGCTAGTACCTGTGCATTACCTACAAACGTTGCTGGTGTTCCATCTTTGTTTATTTTTGGCATGTGCTTTAATGCATTAGCTTCGTCTGGTCGTGCTGTATGTTTCCATATAGCATTACATTTTTCAGCGTTTGTAATTGCATATAAATCAAAATACCGTCTACCCTGTTTAAATGGGCCGCCGGTTCCAACTTTTTGTAAATGTTCGATTAGCTCTTCAGGAACTGCATCTGATTTATAGTTTCTCGCACAAATCTTTGATCTGTTTACTGCATTGAGTGTTTCTTGTAGATCTTTCACTGTATTTCCCCTTATATTATACTCTATTAAGTGTTTAATATTTGTGTCTCGTCTTGCAACGTAGGGACACTGTTTATATTATACGTCTGCTCGTGTTTGATTAGATCTCGATGCGCCGCTTGTTTCGAATTCGTTAATAGCTGCCATTTCTGCTAGGTAGGCATCACATGCTGCTGAATCAACAAACTTAATTACTGACTGATATGTGCCATTACCGTTGTCGGTTTCTGTCAAATCTAAGATCTTGCCTTCTGCTTCAAATCTTTCGTGAATAACAATTGCTGCATCACTGATTATTGCATCTTCGGGTACTGTGCCGGCATCATGTGCTTCTGCAATTAGATCTGGAGTTATTGTTGTTGTTAAATTATGTGCCATAGTGGGTATTCTCCTTGTAATTTACCAATATATATGCCATCTGAAAGTCTTTCCAGTAGCTGAATTTGTTAGTCTGTTTACTTTGTAACCTAAATTACCAAAGTACTTAATTACTGCGTTCATTTGGTTATCTAATGCTCTGTCAGTAAGTGCACCTTGCCATGAAGTAAAGTATGTTGTACTAGTAGGCGTAGGTGGGACATAGATTCCATCAGTGAAACCTAATGCCGTGTTTGCTGTTCCAGTTCCTATTTCATAGGACCAAGTAGCTGATGCATCAAGTACAACATTTAAAACTAAATATCCAGCATCCTTTGATGCTGTTATACCTGTTACCGCTGCATCATTAATGTCTGCAATAATAGAGTTTAAGTTTGTTCCTGTTGTGCCTAATGTAATTGTTGTTGAATTGATAATAAGTGTATCACCTACATTAACTGTTGGAGAATTTACTGTACCAATCTTTATTGTGCTAGGAGTACATTCAGTCATTGTTGTTCCATCGCCGATATAAGTTTCATATACACCGGTTGCACTTGTTGTTATAATAGCATTCATGATGGCAGTACACTCGTTAAAAACAACCATATCTTGTGAGCTTTTTGCTCTTGCCTGTGCTGCGTTTAATCCTATGTTCATTTGCTCATCTCTTTGTCTACTTTTTTCTTAGCCAGTTTTGCAACTGTCTTATCTTGTTTTTCCGGATCAGGTGCATCAACATCGCCATCATTGTTAAAGAACACTACATCATCCTTGATTGTATTTACAACGGGGATACTATCAAGTAAGTCACGTAGTTCTTGTTCATCAACATGCATGTTTTGTGCATCTAATGTTTTTTCTAATGTATCCAACGATAAAGAAGTTGACCCTTCTGCAGTCATCACTGACAGCAGATCAATTAGAGTATGCCTTATTAAATCGTTGTATCTCATTTACTTATTCTTTAACTGTGCGAATGCTTGTTTAAGAATAGCTGGTGATACTTTACCTTCCGCTTGTGCTTCTTTAATAGTACGTACTGCTGCCAAGTATGCATCTTCTTTCATTTCACGTCCGTCCATGTCAGAATCGGCATCCATTGCATCTGCTCCACCAAACTCATCGTCCATTGGTGCATCCATAGGAGCGTCTAAATCATCAAGACCTGCTTCCATGTCGCCTTCTGGTTCACCCATTGGCATATCCATGTCTGTTGTTTCTGGTGCCATACCTTGTGCTGTTAACACTGCATTTCCAACTTGCTCATTTGCAGACTTAACTGCATCTAATGCCGAGCCAATTGCTGCTTCGGCACTTGAATTAAATGCGTCTGCTTCTGCTGTACCTACTTGTTCTTTCATAGCATTATGAATACTCATTAAGTCTTCAACTTGCATACTTGCTAAGTTTTCAGCCATTTTTTGTAAGTCATCTGCCATTTGTTTTGCCGCTAGTAGGACTTCAGCTTGATCTAAATCAGCTGATTCTTCTAGCTTCTTTTTCTCTATTGCCATGTCCATTCCTTCCGCAATTAATAGTAGCTTTTGAAAATCTTTATGAGACACGTCTTGTCCTGCATCTCTTAGACTTGTTATTTTTCTTTGTGTAGACTCTTGTATTGCTTCTAACTTAGAGCTAGGTGCATTAAAGTCTAGTTTTAAACTAAACACATCGTCAAGCACACGCTTGAGCGTTGTTAGTTTGTTTTCTTGTAATTGTTGTAATTCCATGTTAGAACCCCGTTTTCCTGTTATATTGTATTTATGCTTAGAGCAGTGATTTGATCTGTTTTTTGATAGAATGTAACTTATGCATAGCGTGTCCTTGCTTTGCAACGTATACATCTGTCTTATAGCTTTCTGTTAATGTTATTGACTTGTGTTTATACATAGCTGCTTCAGTTAAGTATGCCGCATATCGATCATCAAGTTGAACAATTTTATCAATTTTGTGATCGCCTTTATCAAACATTAAGTTTTTTATTATACCCATTGCACTTTCAAAAAGTGCTAATTCTTTGTATAGTACTGTGCCAGTGGAATCTTCAATATTGTAAAACTTTTTGTTTACATTTTCTATTACTTTTCTTTCCACTAACTGAATTTTATAATTGCCGTCTATTTCTATTGAATCAGTTTCACGGTTACGAACTGCACCTGCTGTTATCAATGATGTGTCATGTTCTGCACTTGCTGCCACTTCTGTTGCTGCCGTCTTAGTAGCTTCTTCTAATTTAGCTAGTATATCATACATAGCTTTTGCATCTGTAGATACA